AGTTGACGCTGGCAAAGGTTGGACCGCACTACATTATGCAGTAAATTACGGACAAAAACACTTGGTTGAATATCTAATTGTAAGAGGAGCTGATGTTAACAAGAAAGATTTCTTGGGTAAAAACAATCCCATTGACGTATTATCTAATACCAATAGAGGCGATGTTGTTAAATTGTTGAATAAGTACGGTGCTAAATCCGCAGGTGGTACCAGCATTCATTTCTGTGCGGAAACTGGTGATTTTGAAGGTGTACAATCATTCTTTGATAAAGATGGCAAAATCAATGGCAGAGATGAAAAGAACGGATGGATGCCACTACATTATGCTGTTAACGCTAACGATGTTGATATGGTGGAGTTTTTGGTACATTTGGGAGCAAATGTTAACGGTGCAGACTTCAAAGGTGAAATTGCTCCGTTGGATTTGGCATTTAAGACGGGCAATGTAGAAATGCAAACATATCTGCAATCCAAGGGCGCTCAAAGAAAGAAGAAACACGATATTGGTGGTGGCGGAAAAGATGTAAACATATACATCACAGATGAAGTTAAAAAGCAAATTGCATTGTTTATTGAAAAACGTAATCGTGAAGAAGCTGCAATAAAGAAACACGAAGAAGAACAAGCAACAAAAGAACCAAAGAAGAAAGATGCACCAGCTAAGAAAATCAACTGGAAGGATTTCTTGAAACTTAAAGATATTCCAGTGGTAGAAAAGAAAGAAGAAAAGAAGGTAGAAGTTGTTAAACCTGTCAAACAAGTTGCCAAGAAAGTTGAACAAGTTGATGTAGAAGTCAAATCTGGTAGATTGCAATTGGACGTAGAACAAGAAGGTTATATATTCTTTATGGATATTGTTGCATATAGCAAGAAAACAACAGATGAACAAAAGAAGGCTTGTAAAGATTTGGGTACATTGGTTAAGTCTACAATGCAATACAAAACAGCTAATGCGCTTGAAAAGTTAATTATATTACCTACTGGTGACGGTATGGTATTGGGATTCTTTACTTATTTGGAAGATGCAATGAATTGTGCAGTTACTATAGCTAAAGCAGTAAAGGATAGACCAGATTTACAAATGAGAATGGGTGTACATTGTGGACCTGTAATACCAATGGAAGATATTAATGGCAATCTCAATATCAGTGGTGATGGTATCAACTATGCTCAAAGAGTAATGGATGCAGGTGAAAGCAATCATCTATTGGTTAGTTCAGCAGTAATGTTAAAATATGATAGACCACCATATGTATTAGTAAATGACTTGGGGGATGTGGTTGTAAAACACGGTGTAGTTATGCATTTGTATAGTTTACACGGTAGTGATTTTGGTAACAAATCATTTCCATCTAGTAGAGTAAAGAAAGCAGAACCAACAACAAATAAACCAGTATGAGAACAATGCCTTTAGTAAGACAATATCATCCAAGTATTGTTAATACAGACTTGGATGTATACAAAATAAAGGATAGAGTTATGGCAGCTCCTATAAATAATCACCCTGATCCATTTCAAGTAATAGATAGACTTGGTATCAATAAGATTAATGCTACCAAAATTAGAACTGTAGTATATAATTCCAAAGGTCTTTTTTATATAATATAAATCTTGACAGTTAGAGTTATATGGTTATACTGAAATAATGTCGGAGTATTTTGACCCCACATTAATTTACATCAAAAGCATCAATAAGAATGTTGCAAAAACTCTTATTGAAAAGAATCATTATACACACAAGTGGTCTCTTTGTACTGTAGCTTATGGAGTATACTATAAAGAATATGTAGAGAGTACATTCTTTGGTGGTTTTAACGAACAATTAATAGGTGTATTAGTATATGGAAACGCCGTGGGTAGAAATGCAAGTACCAGTATATCTCCACTACTTACTAATGATAACGTGTTGGAATTAACACGTTTATGGATAGCAGATGGATATGGTAAGAATATAGAAAGTTATTGTATAGCTGAAAGCTTTAGATTATTAAATACTGAATATCCCCACATCAAATGTATTCTCAGTTATGCGGATAGTGAAGCTGGACACGCAGGCACAATCTATCAAGCAACTGGCTTTCTATATCAAGGCGATAACTATGTAGATATCGCTATAATGCCTAACTATAGTGTTAGTTTAGTTGGTCCTCCTAACTATGATTGGATACATAGCAGAAGTGTATATTCAAGGTGGAAAACACACAGCGTAGATAAACTAAAAGAACGTATTGGTAGAACATTCTGGCGCAAACGAGAAAGTGGTAAACATCGTTATATCAAGTTTATCAGTAACAAAATAGAAAATAAAAAGTTGACTAAATCTCTTAAGCACAAAACACTGCCATATCTTAAAAGTACATCTTTCAAAGAAGAAGTACAAGAAATAATTGTAGATTCTACTAACGAATTTTTTGAGTAATGCAAGAAAAACCCCTCTACCTTTCGATAGAGGGTTTGTTTTACTCAAATTTATTATGGTTTAATAATTTTACCATATGTTTTTTTGAAACGAGAAATAGCATCCAAATATTTATATTTGTTGAATGGTGTAGCACTTTGTAATTGACTTATTTCAGCAAGATCGGTTTCAATATCTGTAATATATTCTCTAAAACTACTTAACATATTTTTTGGAAGCACATACTGACCCAATTTTAAAAATTTCTTAAGCATATTAACAGAACTTTGCATTTCTTGAACAGTAACAACTTGGCCCGGTTTTGCATCACTATAATCTAGATCATTAGGAGAGTTAATTTGCATATCATCAAATTTAGCTTCGTTAATTACTTCCTTGATTAGTTTTTTTAATTCTTTTTTAGTCATATATTATATAAATATTAACGTTTTTTATTTAACCAACTTTTTTTTATATGAACCACTTGTTTTTCACGATTGGAATCTTTATAATCTTTATAAAGATCAATAGCAAGTAGTATTATATAAGCCATAGAAAGCACAGCGAAGATTGGGAATAAATATGGTCTTATTATCTCCACATTTGATAACTCGGCATTTTTTATCGTTGTTAGATTATCAAAGTATTGGCTGTTAAATTTATCCGACATAAATTTATAAAAATCTCTATCTGTTGTTTTATAAAATTGATATAGATATGTCCCCAGAATATTTGCACCTGTTGTAGCAGCAAGTGCACCTGTGATTTTAGACCAATAACTGTTGCCAGGCATTCTATCGAAAAAAAACATAATTAAATCACCAATATTCCCACGATCCGAACCCTCTGAAATATTAGTATTTGTTGTGGGTAGTTTGTTACCAATATTATTTATAAAATTATTGATACTCTGTTTGTCTTGGGGATTTACGTCCAGTGATTTAGCAATATTTTGTCCTTCTGGGCTCATTGCAAAACTTTTAGCTGCAGCTTTTAAATCAGATATAATTGATTTCCATTTATCTAAAAAAATAGATTCAACTAATAAATTTTCACTGGGAGTATTTAGTTTAAATACATTTCCCCCAACATTTTCAAATAAGCGATCTTTATACATATATTATAAATATAATCTCGAAAAAAAACTAATATTTTCTTTTATGTAATTTAATTGTGGTTAATGATACCCCATACTTCTCACTCAATTCATTGTTGCTAAAACTACCACTCTTTAAGTCATCAATAAATTCCTTCTTTCTAAGCGCAAAATTTCTCTTTTGTTCACTAATCTTACGTTTCATTTCATCACTCATAGCACCACGCTTTTTACCTTTTAATCCATTATCATAACTGTAATTAATATTACGATTAGCCAATTTGTCATTTCTCTCCTTGTACTTAAGTGTACCACTGTCAATACCATACTTGTCAACAAACCACTCCAAAGTATAACGTCCTACAGCACGATCACGTTGCCTTTCTTTAGCCTCATCACTATGCTTTTTACCGTGCATATGACCGACATTGTTTGCAACAGTCATATTTTTAATAATTTGTTCTTTATTGGGATTATTTGTAATCGTGTCTCCGCCATATGCACTTGGATTTATATTATAACCAATTTCTTTCATATGTGGTTTAAACATATCTAAATAAAACTGTTCTTTAACTAATAAACCGGAGTCATTTATAAGTTCTATTATTGTAAATTCAAAATGTTCTTTACCATAAAAACTCCAAGCATTTTGTAATTTTTTATTAATATGATAATTGCCATTTAAATGTTTTTTATGTTCACTCCATCTAAACTCTATATCTTTAGATGAACCGATATAAAACTTACCATTCTTAAGATTTGTTATTTTATAGATACCACTCTTCATATAATATAAGTATACACAAGTTTTATGGTAATGTCAATTATTTTTTATTAATGCAAGAAAAAACCCCAACTTTCGTTGGGGTTTTGAATTATTTAACTTCTACTAATTATTATACAGTGTCGAGATCACCGATAATAACTTTTCCATAAAATTCGGGTCTGACGACCTTCTTAGCGTAGCGAGTCATCACACCACGGCGTGGAGTGAAGTTCACTGGATCATAGACCAATGGAGTTTGGATTAGTGGGATATATGGAGCATATACAGCACCGGTTTCTAGGAAGTTATTTCCACGGAAACCAACCAATACGATATTATCGGTCATGTATGGATTCTTGTAAACTTGGAAGCGAGAAGCAAAGCTACCAACACGGCTTACGCCCATTGCGAACTTAGCTTGATCACCATCGGTGTTTACTACATATCCTGGAATTGATTCTAGGATAGTTGCAACGTCTGGACTTACGACCAAGAAGTTTGCACCACCACGTAGGGTCAATTTTTGGATTGTGTTAGATACCTTTTGGATCTTGTTTCCAAGAGTTTGGAACCAAGTGCTCTTTACGTAAGCAGTACGGTTTGGTGAACTGTTTGCATTACGTGTGAAGATTGCTTCACCAGTAGTTGCATTCAATCCCTTGCTGAATTCAACACCGATTTGGGCGGACCAAGCTTCGGTTGTTATGCCTTGAACGGCTTCGTTCAACATGTCTAGGATTTCAAGATCGATTTCCATAGATACATATTCACTCAATAGAGCAGTAAGTTCTGCTTCTGCGTCGATGGAGTGATATGCGTTCAAGTCTTGAGCCAATTCTGGGGTCCAGACTGCCTTCAACTTACGGGTCTTAGCAACGATTGGTTCGCTGTTTAGTACCAAGTTAACTTCTGGGATACTGATATCAGTATCGATGCTTTGTGTAGGAACGTTACCAGCGGTACCGGAACCTTCACCTGGGGTCTTACCAGCTTCGAAGTCACCACGTAGGTTATCGGTAGGTTGTAGACTATAGATCAACTTAACGTTGCTTGCTGCACCACCGAATGCGCTATTAGAAGCGGATACGATATATACGGATTGATAGAATGGATTGCTCAAACTACCAGTGTTAATTGCCTTTGAATAGGTGTTCAATACCAAACCATTGCTTCTTAGAGAAGTTGGTGCAACTGAACCTGAAATCAAGTTGAATGAACGTACTGCATTCAAGTCAACGTTGTACATATATCCTTGACCAGCAACACCAGTGGTATTGTCGTCGTGGTTCAAGATAACCTTGAACAATTTCTTAGCTACGACAGATGCGCTTAATTCAGCAGCAAATTGAACGTCGTTCCAAGAAGCGGTTTGGATAGTGTTACCGGTTGCGGTTGTGGCTGCGGTCTTTGTCAAAGTAATAGCAGAGCTACTTACTGGACGAACTGAATAAGCAAAAGCACCTTGACCGTATAGACCACGTACTGCGTCATCAGTTGAACCCAACTTCTTACCTGTACCACCGAACAAACTGTCGTTCAATTGCTTACCTGCACGGGTAGTTACGGAACTACCGTTGTTCAAGTTACGCAAATCACTACCAGGAGCGGTTGTACCATACTTGAAGTCTAGATAGAAAATTAGACCAGATG